GGGCATCTACGGTTCGCCGGGTGCATAAGTTCAATTGAACTTATAAAGAGGGGGCGGCTTCGGTCGCCCCTTTCTTTTTTATCGTGCCCCGTGTACACTTCGCGCAGGGTAACATCAGCCACGCAGACAGGACGCCCGACCTGACGATGCACAGACTGCGCGGCGAATCCTTGTGCAAGGGGTACTTCCATGGCTAATACAACTTTCAGCGGCCCCGTCCGCTCGCAGAACGGCTTCCAGACCATCTCCGTAAACGCAGACAGCGGAGCCGAAACCCTCACTGGTTCGTTCGGTTTTGGCATCGCGAACCCTGCAGGTGTTGGCATCACCGCTGGTACGGGTACGGTCTACGAAACCTCCGTTGCCCGCAACAATGGCATCGTGACCACCTCGATCATGATTGACCTTACCGGATTGACCTCGGGTGGCACGGCTGGCGACATTATCGGCACGGCAACGGCTAACCCTGCATTTATCGCCCGCGTCACGACCGCCGACAACGGCACCGTGTTTGGCGTCCGTATGACCTGCTATGAGCTTCCGGCTGGCGGCGACACCGACATCGACCTGTACTCGGCCACCGAAGGTACTGGCGTAGAGGATGTCGCGATCTCGACCCTGACCGAAACCCAGATCATCAACTCCGGCACTCTGGCTCTGGGATCGGCTGTCTTTGGCACCGACATCGCTGCCAACCAGTACCTCTACCTCGTTGGTCAGGGCACCTCGAACGCGGCCTACACCGCAGGTCGTCTGCTGATCGAAATCTTCGGCTACGACGCCTAATAGGAGCACAGCACCATGGCTGGGACAGAGGTACGCAGTGGCCACCTGCACAGCAGTGGCTTTATCTTCAAGAGCAGGGCTCGCGTTAAGGCGCTCGACGTTGTCGGCGGGAGCGAGGGTGGTCTGCTTGAGGTCTGGGACACTGACGTCGCTCCCGTGGCTGCTACCTATGGGCGCAGCGGAGATGTCGTGACCGTGACCAAGAGCGCCCACGGGCTCAAAACTGGTGACATCGTTGGCATTTCTTATGAAGAGGCCAGCGGTGTCATCGCGACCCCGGGAAACTATCCGATCACCGTCACTGGTACGGGCACGTTCACCATCACGGACATTAACAGTGGGACCATCGCCACAAGCACTGTCTGCCGGTACGTCCGTAGCACCAAGAACGGGTACAACGCAGGGTGGCTTGCCACCTATCACACCTCTGCGTCGGATATCTTCTTCAACGGGTTCTCCGTTCCCGGGGACGGCATGATGGCGAACATCGGTATTTACGTCTACGCCGATAATCTGAACTCCATCAACATCTACTACGGATGATGTGATGGCCAAGACACCAGCGTGGACCCGCAAGGAAGGCAAGAGCCCGAAAGGCGGTCTGAACGCCAAGGGTCGCGCCAGCTACAACAAGGCCAATCCCGGGAAACCGGGGTTGAAAGCCCCACAGCCCGAGGGTGGTGCTCGCAGAGACAGCTTCTGTGCCCGGATGAAGGGCATGAAGAAGAAGCTCACGTCGGCCAAGACGGCCAATGACCCCAACAGCAGGATCAATAAAAGCCTGCGAGCATGGAAATGTTAGGAGGACCCCATGAAGGGAAAGACCGGAACCACCCGCAGCCCAAGGACGGTAAACAAATCGAACACAAAGATGACCACAAAGACTCCTGATGGTGGTCAGCTTTACGTTCGTGGTGGCGCTGGCACGAAGGGTAGCTACCGCAAGGCGGAGGCTGCAAGTGAGAGATACATGGGCGACAGCGGCCCCACCACGAAGAACCCAAAGATCGCTCGCGGCCTCAAGGAGTCGCTGTATCTTTCTATGAGCCCCAAGAACAGGGGCAACGTCTACTTTGCGAGGGAGATGGGCGCAGCCGAGGCCTCCCATGCCAACGCCATAAACGCAAACACCCGCAAGCGCGGCGATCAGAAGAAGCGCTGACATGCCACTGAACGCCAAGGGCAAGAAGATCAAGGCCGCGATGGCCAAGCAGTATGGAAAGGAGGCCGGTTCTCGCGTCTTCTATGCCGCTGAAAACAAGGGCACCATCAAGGGTGTGAAAAAGGAGAAGAAGAAATGATGGGACGTATGGATATGGGCAAGCAGATCGCGACCGCTCCGGCATCTCGCGCCGCTGGTATGCCCGGTGCAGAGCGCCGCATGGCGATGCAAGACATGGCCAAGCCCGTTGTCCGCATGGGCAAGGGTGGCAAGGTTGGCCGTGGTGACGGCTGCTGCATGAAGGGCAAGACCAAAGGGAAGATGTACTGATGGCAAAGAAGCCCACGAAGGCGGAAGCCCCCGTGTTCACCCCGTGCAATCAGTGCGGCAACCCGGGTGACTGCGCTCGCGCAGCCAAGTGCTTGAAGGGCTTCAAGTAGCCATGGGTCGTACCAACGAGAAGCTCTGGGAGCAGTCCAAGGCGCAAGCCAAGGCCAAGATGGGCGGCAAGCACTCCGCCCGTGCCATGCAGCTCGCTGGTAAGATTTACAAAGAGAAGGGTGGCGGTTACAGCGGAGAGAAAACCGCCGCCCAGAAGTCCCTCAGCAAGTGGGGGAAAGAGGACTGGGGCACCAAGAGCGGCAAGCCGTCCGGCAAGACAGGTGAGCGTTACCTCCCCAAAAAGGCCCGTGACGCCCTGAGCCCTTCGGAGTATGCTGCCACCACCCGAGCCAAGCGCGAGGGGACCGCCAAGGGCAAGCAGTTCGTGGCACAGCCGAAACGCATCGCGAAGAAGACCGCGAAATTCAGGGACTAAACCATGCCTGTCATCGTACCTGATCTGCCGGAACTCTTTGAGGAAGCCTTCGAGAGGGCTGGCCTCGAGATGCGCTCGGGGTATGACCTGAAGACCGCACGTCGTAGCCTCAATATCATGACCTTGGAGTGGGCCAACCGTGGCCTGAATCTCTTCACCATTGAGTCTGGCACTCAGGTCCTGACGCCCGGTACGGCATCATACACGATGCCCACGGGTACCATTGACCTGATCGAGCATCAGCTCCGCACCGGCACTGGCACGAATCAGACCGACACGTTCCTAGAGCGCATCTCGGTATCGACCTATGCCCAGCAGACCAACAAGCTGATCACTGGCAGACCGACTCAAATCTTCGTGCAGCGTCTGTCTACGTCCACGCAGGTGACGCTGTGGCCACTGCCTGACGCGACCATGCCGTACACGCTCTTCTACTACCGCCTGAAGGGCATTGATGGCCTGTCGTCTGGTATCGGTGGGGAAACCACGATGGTGCCTCCACGCTTCGTCCCTGCGCTTGTGGCGGGCCTTGCCTACTACATCGCCGCCAAGAAGCCATCAGCACAGCCACTGATGCCCATGCTGAAGCAAGAGTACGAGGAGCAGTTCGCCCTTGCGGCTGACGAGGATCGTGACCGTGCCTCGGTGTCGTTCGTGCCCATGAGCCCGTGGAGCTACTGATGGCGTATGCGAAGGGTAGCAAGGCGTTCGGGTTCTGCGATAGGACTGGTCGCAGGTACTCCCTGAGCGACCTCGTCTATGAGTACCAGAACGGCCAGCGCACGGGCTTCCGTGTGGGAAGGGATGTACGCGACCCGGACCAGCCCCAGAACTTCTTGGGTAAGGTCAAGGTGAACGACCCTCAGTCGCTGTACGATCCGCGCCCTGACACTGCAATTCTGGAGTCCAACGCGCTCTGGGGGTGGAACCCTGTTTGGAATTCAGCGCAGTACATGATATCGTCTGTGGGAACCGTGACCGTGGTCACAACTGATGGAGAATGACATGAAGGGCAAGGTCATGGGCGTCGATGCCGCCAATCGCCGCAAGAACGCTAAGCTGAAGGTTACCGCCTCTGGGGGTGCCAACCCCGGTGCCAACCTGAAGCCGCTGAGCAAGCTGGCCCCCAAGGGCAGCATTCGCCCTCGCACCCGCAGCGACAAGGAAGCCGAAGACGAGGCTGATGCCGCAGCTGACCGCGCCATGAAGCACTCGCAGCCGCCGAAGCTGGTGTACAAAGCCGCTGGTGGAAAGGTCAAGAAGATGGCATTTGGAGGCGCGCTTGGGGCATTGGCCGCTGGAGATATCCGTGGGGCTATCCCCGGGTTGCTGCCTCAGATGATGGTCCAGAAGCACCTTCGCAAAAAGGCATCCAAGGTGGAGGACGCGCAGGAAGAGGCGTCAGCCCCAAAGAAGATGGCCATGGGCGGCATGTGCCGTGGCATGGGCGCTGCCAAAAAGGGCGGCAGCTACAAGGGATAAGTTCAATAGAACTTCTGGGTGACCCATGAACTACGCGGAACTGACACAGGACCTGCAGGACTACTTGGAGACGAGCGAGACATCGTTCGTCAACAATATCCCCACGTTCGTGAGGCAGGCAGAGGAGCGCATCTACCGCTCTGTGCAGATTCCAGAGCTGCGGAAGAACGCCACGGCATCGACGACGGCTGGCAACCAGTACCTTGCCCGCCCGTCCGACTTCCTGTCGGTGTTCTCTTTGGCCGTCGTTGATGGTTCGGGGAACTACAGCTACCTGTACGACAAGGATGTCAACTTCATCCGCGAGGCCTACCCCAGCTCATCCACGCAGGGGACCCCGAAGTACTATGCCCAGTTTGACGGAGACCAAGTCGGGACTGAGGGGAACTTTATTCTCGGCCCAACGCCCAGCAGTGCGCTCACCGTTGAGCTCCATTACTACTATGACCCGCCGTCCATCGTTGACACCGGGACGTCGTGGCTTGGGACCAACGCAGAGACAGCCCTCCTCTACGGCAGCCTTGTGGAGGCGTACACCTACCTCAAGGGTGATGCTGACATGCTGCAGGTCTACATGGAGCGCTACGCTGACGCCATGGAGAAGCTCTTCGGGATCGACATCAGGTCGAAGCGGGATGACTACAGGGATGGCGTCATTCCCGGGTCGGGGACTGGTCGCTGATGTTTGTTGGTTCAGCATCCCCCGGATCGGTCAGCGTCATGACGTCGTCCAACGGCGGTCACAGCCCCGAGCAAATCGCAGAGCTGTGTGTCAACCGCTTGATGTCTGTCTCCGACACTGCCCCTCCAGAGATCGCAATGCAGGCCCGCGCCTTCAAAGATCAGATGCTGGCAGTTGTCCTGCAGTATGTTAAGATGGCGGCAAGAGAAGACCGCGAGTCGGTCGTGGCTAAGCTCGAGCAGGTCGGGGCGACTGACGTGGCTCAACAGATCAGGAGACTTTGAGATGGCCTTCACCGGCAATTACATGTGCACCTCGTTCAAGGACCAGATTCTTGAGGCCGTCCACGACTTCCGCTCCTCTGGCGGTGACACCTTCAAGATCGCGCTCTACACGAGCTCTGCCACTCTGGACGCGACGACCACTGCATACTCCGCCACGAACGAGGTCGCCAACTCTGGCACCTACGCGGCTGGCGGCGGAACACTGACCAACGTCAGCCCAACCACCTCTGGCACCACTGCGTTCACGGACTTCGACGACATCTCGTTTACGTCGGCGACCATCAACGCCCGTGGCGCTTTGATCTACAACACGACTCCGACCCACACCTACACCAACCCATCGGTGGCCGTGCTGGACTTCGGCGGCGACAAGATTTCCACGTCGGGCACCTTCACCATCCAGTTCCCTGCGGCAGACGCCTCGAACGCCATCATCCGCATCAGCTAAGGAAGTGCCATGGCTCTCGTAGTAGCTGATCGTGTCCAAGAAACCACGAGCACCACAGGCACGTCCAGTTACGCCCTGCTAGGTGCCGCCACTGGCTATCAGTCCTTTGGGGCTGTTTTGGCCAATGGGGACACGACATACTACGCGATTACCAACGACACCGACTGGGAGGTGGGTATTGGCACCTACTCGACCACGGGTCCGACCCTAGCCCGCACGACCATCCTTGCGTCAAGCAGCGGCGGCTCTGCCGTAAACTGGGGCGTGGGCGTCAAGAACATCTTCATCTCCTATGCCGCCAGCAAGGCGGTATATCTGGACGCATCAGGCGACGTCCTCGTCGCTGACAAGATCGTCCACATGGGCGACACCGATACGGCGATCCGCTTTCCCGCTGCCAACACGATGTCCGTGGAGACCGGGGGCACTGAGCGCTTCAAGGTCGAGAACAGCACCATCACCACGACGGTCCCGGTCGTACTCCCTGCGGACCCGACGTTGGCCTTGGAGGCCGCGACCAAGCAGTACGTTGACACCTTGGTGGCAAGCGGCATCCACTTCCACCAGCCTGTCCGGGTCGAGTCGCCTATTAACCTGAATGCGACGTACAACAACGGGACCTCTGGCGTTGGAGCCACCCTGACCAACGCAGGGACGCAAGTCGCCCTTGTCATCGACGGTGTGACGGTTGCCACCGACGACCGCGTTCTGGTGTACGAGCAGACCGACCAGACCCAGAACGGGGCTTACGTTGTCACCAACACGGGCTCTGGTAGCACCAACTGGGTCCTGACCCGCGCTGCTGATGCAGACAGCTACGTCATCAACGATGCGAACGGTTTGAGCGAAGGCTCCACGTTCTTCGTTCAGCAGGGCACCACGGGCGCGGGCGAGACGTACACCTGCAACACTTCCGGCGTCATCACGTTCGGCACGACAAACATCACGTTTGCCCAGATTTCCAACGCGCAGATTTACTCTGCGGGCAGCGGACTTGCCCTGACGGGCACTGTGTTCTCAAACACCGCTCCCGACCAGACTGTCACGCTCACTCAAGGCGGTGCGACGACGATCACGGGGACGTACCCGAACTTCACGATCACCTCTGTTAACACGACCTACACGGCTGGTGGCGGCATCGGTCTGGTCGCTGACGAGTTCTCCGTTACGGCGGGTAGCGGCCTCACACAGGACGCTGACGGCCTGTCCCACGCCGATACCTCGTCGCAGGGTAGCGTTGACAACACAGGGGCTACGTTCATTCAGGACGTGAGCCTTGACGGCTTCGGGCATGTCACGAGCCTTGCCTCGACCACCATCACGCCGTCGTTGATTGGGGCCCCTCAGAACGACGGTACGGGTGCAACTGGCACTTGGAGTATCTCTGTCACCGGAACTGCAGGCAACGTCACTGGAACCGTCGCTATAGCAAATGGCGGCACGGGGGCGACGACAGATAGTCAGGCGCGGACCAACCTCGGCCTTGCCATCGGTTCAAACGTGCAGGCTTGGGACGCCAACCTAGATCAGATCGCGGCCCTCGCTCCGACAGCTGACAACTTTATCGTCGGCAATGGGACCTCGTGGACGCTGGAGACGCCCGCAAATGCACTCGCAAGTCTTGGGGTTACGGCAACTGCTGCGGAGTTGAATTTCGTTGACGGTGTGACGTCAGCCATCCAGACCCAAATCAATGCTAGGGGGCCGATGGGCGGCGGGACCGATGGTCTGTTCTATGAAAACGGCCAGACGATGACCACGAACTACACCATCCCCTCAACCAAGAACGCCATGTCCACCGGGCCGATCACCATCAACTCTGGTGTGACGCTGACGATTGATACCGGCGCAAGATATGTGGTGATCTGATGAGCAAAATCGCACTCACGCCGAATGCTTCGGGCACTGGGACTCTGACCATCGTAGCCCCCAACACGAACACGGATCGGACGCTGACGCTGCCGGATGCGACGGGGACGGTGAACGTCTCGGGTCTCGCCAACGAGGTGCCTGCGGGAAGCGCGGGTGCGCCTGCGATCTACCCCACGGGTGACAACAACACGGGTATCTTCTTTCCGGCGGCTGACACCATCGCCTTCTCGGAGGGTGGAGCCGAGAGCATGAGGATCGACGCATCAGGCAACGTGGGAATTGGGGTTGCGTCCACTGACGCAAAGCTTGATGTTTCAGCTAACGCCCAGACCACAGCACGATTTACAGGGTCTGGCGCGACGTTTGTGGGTATCGCCAATCAAACCGCATTTTCAAGCGGGTCCGTTTACAGCGGTGTTTACTATGACGTTCGCAACGAACTTGGAAACACTGTTGCAAACTTTTTGGCTGACGTTAATGCTGACGGCTCTTCTGCATGGGTGTTGTCAACTCAACCTGCTGGAACAAGAACGGATCGTCGTGTTGATCGACTTCGCATCAGCTCCGGCGGTGACCTACAGTTCGATTCCGGCTACGGGTCCGTCGCCTCTGCTTACGGCTGCCGTGCGTGGGTAAACTTCAACGGCACTGGCACTGTGGCCATTCGTGCGTCTGGGAATGTGTCGTCCATCACGGATAATGGCGCTGGGGATTATACGGTCAACTTTACGACCGCCTTGCCAGACGCAAACTACTGCACCCAATGCACGGCTTACCCGAAATCAACCTCGCAAAATATCAACTATGCAATCGGGCTTCACACCACATCTGTTTCGGGAGCGCCGACCACCAAGACCACGTCTGCGGTAAGGATTTTCATATCCGCCAGCAACGTTACGGCTGGATCGGACATGTTTGACGTTAATGTCGCTGTCTTCCGCTGAAAGGGAACACCCCATGCAGGTCATCATCTTCCCGCAAGAAGGCAACAAAGTGGCTGTGGTTATCCCGGCCCCTGAGTTTGCCGACCAGATCGAAGCAATTGCCCATAAGGATGTCCCAGAGGGAAAGCCTTTCCGCATCGTTGACAATAGCGAGTTGCCACCCCGTGACAGCCGTGACTGCTGGCTCTGGACCGAGAGCGGTCCGCTTGACGTTGCTCCCGAGGAGACCACTTGATGTCCGAAATTCGCGCAAACTCGATCACCGACGCTGCTGGCACTGGCGCGCCTGACTTCCCGAATGGGTTGACTTCCGCTGTCGGGGCTTCGCTTGCCTCTCCCGCGCTCACCGGGACACCTACCGCGCCAACGGCGACATCCGGGACTAACACGACGCAGATCGCCACTACCGCATTTGTGGCCGCACTTACGCCAGAAAAAGCAACATTTTTCACGTCTTCTGGCACTTGGACCAAACCCGCTGGCTTGAAGGCGGTTCTGGTTACCGTTGTGGGTGGCGGTGGCGGTGGCGGTTTTTCTGCGAATACGTCTCAATTTGCGGCTGGTGGCGGTGGTGGTGGCGGTGGCGCTTCCATCAAGTACATTCTAGCCGAAAGTTTGGCTTCGACTGTAACCGTTACGGTTGGCGCTGGAGGAGCCGCGAGTGGTGCGGGCGGCACTTCATCTTTTGGCGCACACGCTTCTGCAACTGGTGGGCAACCCGGAGGTTCAAGCACTACCATCGTAAGCAGCACAAACCACAATGAAGGCGGCGCTGGCGGCATAGGTTCCTCTGGCGATCTAAACATCGGTGGCGGTGGTGGTGGGTTTGGATTTGTTATGACGACCAATGGAGCCAACGGAGGGTTTGGCGGTTCTGGGGGAAGTAGTATACTAGGTGGCGGCGGATATGGCGTCTTTTCTCCGTCAGGCACTAGAGTAAACGGGATTGCGGGAGGTGCATTTGGCGGGGGCGGATCAGGTGCCGCAGCACGAAGTGATACTGTCAATCCCAAGTCTGGCGGCACGGGTGGCGCAGGGGTCGTCATCATAGAGGAGATTTTCTGATGACCGTATTTGCCGTTATTGAGGCAGGTGTTGTGACCAACCTTGTGTTGTCGGACGCAGCCTTAGAGGAAAACTGGGTCGAGGCCCCGGATGGCTGCGGTATTGGCTGGTCCTACTCAAACGGTCAGTTTACCGCACCACCTGAGCCCTCCCCCCTTGCACCTACCCGTGAGAGCCAAGAGGAACTTCGCCGTTCCGCATACCGACAGGAAGCCGACCCCCTGTTCTTCATGTCCCAGCGCGGCGAGGCCACTGTCGAAGAATGGCAGGCCAAGGTCGCTGAGATCAAAGCCCGCTATCCCTACCCCGAGGAGACCCAAGCATGAGCGTTGTAATTGACGGAACCGACGGGATTACCGTTCCTCAAGGGGCATCTCAGGCCGAAGCCGAAGCAGGCACCAGCGACACCGTACTGATGACGCCCCTCCGCACGGCTCAGGCTATTGCTGCTCTGGCGGGCCTTCAGAACATTAGTGTCGCCACGTCAACAGCGTCCAGCCCGTTTACCATTCCTGCTGGCGTAACCTCTCTTTATGTCCTTGCAGTTGCTGGTGGTGGTGGTGGTGGGGGAGGATACGACAGCGGAACTCGAAATCCTACGATAAGAGCGGGCGGATTTGGTGGTCATGGCGCTGAGGCCATTTCTTACCTGACAAACCAAACACCGGGAGCCACGATTTCTTATACTATCGGCGCTGGTGGTGCTGGTAACAACTCTGGCACTGGGAGCACGGGTGGAACGACAACCACTGGCGCAATCTCCTGCACTGGCGGCGCTGGCGGGACCACTGCGACTTCGACTGTAGCAGGAACTACTGGGGCTGATGGGACGGCCACTGGTGCCAATATATCAAACAATGTTGCCTTTAGTTCCGTTTGGAGTGCCCTGCCTTTAGGTAACCCTCTGGTGGAAGACTCCCTCATTTTCAGCGGCCAAAACTTCAACCGACCCCCGGCTACCTCGTCAACGGCGGCAATAACCTATTCTGCTACAGGTGCGAACCAACCGGGAGCAGGTGGTGGACCCGAGACGGGCACCAGTCTGCAAGCCAGCGGCGGCGTCGGCGGAACCGTAATCTTTATCTACTGAGGAGTCTGACCATGCCCAGATACGCAATCATTTCCGGCGGAATTGTGCAGAACGTGGTCATCGCAGATGGACCCGAAGATTTGCCGTCGTCCCCGGAAATCGCCCATCTTTCGGATGATTCTCTGGTTGAGATTGGGTGTGGCTTTTCCGAAGGTGTCTTCACCCCCGCACCGGCAGCCCCAGTCGATCCGATGGATGCGGCGTTGCAGGCGAGGGTTCAGCGAAACACGCTTCTCGTGGAGCTTGTGGACCCCTACGTCATGAACCCTCTGCGTTGGTCCGACCTTAGTGCGGAGCAACAGGGTGAGATCGCAGCATACCGTCGCGCCTTGCTGGACATCACAGACCAACCGGGGTTCCCCTTGGACATCGCTTGGCCTGAATTGCCGACGTTCATGTGATGACACTATACCTGCCGGGGCTGTCCTTTGTTGCTGTGCCTAAGACCGCAACGATTGCCATTGAAACTGCTTTTGCGCCATTCGCGCAGGACTTCAAGCCGCATGACCACAGTCCGGTGGGTGTCATCAAGTCGCGCTCTAGCAACCCGTGCGTTGCAGCAATTCGCCACCCGATGGACTGGATGAGGAGCTACTACCGCTACCTGCGATATTCCCCCTATTTCGCCCGCTCAGACTCGATCTGGGGCCTGCATTCAAAGACCTTCGAACAGTTTGTCGCCGCCTACATCCGTGGGCAGCACATGTGGCCAGAGCCAAAGCGGACGCAGATCGAGTACGTTCAGGATGACCAGCACCGTGTAGAGCATCTCTACCGATACGATAACTTGCCTGCGCTCGTCACAAAAATGTCCGAAGCCTGCGGCGCTGTGATTGAGGTTGGTCGACATAACGTCGGCAGAGACGAAACTCTTAACCTGTCGCGCAGCCTCCAGCTGGACTTTGAGCGGCATGCCGAGGCAGATTTCAACCTCTATGAAACGGCGGAGTGACCGCGACCAACTCCCATGGTATAATGCCCTAAACCCGAGAGAGGAGGGACATCATGTTTGGCTTTAGTCCCTTCTCCGCAGCTCCGTTCTCGGACCTCGGCGCGACAGCTGACGTCATCGTGGGTGTCATCGGGGTATCCGCAGGCACTGCTGTTGGGGACGTTGTTGCTCCTGCTGCAGTCATCCTCACGGGCGTGTCTGCCTCCGTCGATATTGGCACTGTCGTCGTCTCCGCCTCGGCTCTCGTACAGCCCACAGGTGTCTCTGCTGGCACCGCTGTCGGCAATGTCATCGCCCCCGCTGCAGTAATCCTTACGGGCGTCTCCGCTGCAGGGCAGGTTGGCACTGTCACCGTTACTGGCTCGGCCCTCGTGGAGCCCACGGGTGTTTCAGGCGCGGGCGCTGTCGGCACTGTTTCCATTGCGGCTTCTGCCCTAGTCCTTCCAACCGGCGTCTCCGCCTCTGGCGCTGTTGGCTCCGTCACCGTCACAGGCTCTGCGGTCGTCATTCCAATTGGCGTCAGCGCCACCGGTAGCATCGGCAGGGTCACTGTCTGGGGGCAGGTTGTCCCAGCACCGGGCACCATCTGGGACCCGCTCAACCCCACACCGCCCACCTCGTGGGCTGGCATCACACCTGCACCGGGTTCGACGTGGACGGGAGTCGATCCAGATGCTATAAACACTTGGACTGAGGTAGAGCCGGTCCCGGCAACTATCTGGACAACCATAGCGGCGTGAGGATGACCTATGCCACGTAGTTATACTTCGAACCTCGGAATCATTCTTCCTGCAAATGGCGAGGAGGACGCTGTCTGGGGTGACCTAGTCAATGAGAACATGGGTATTCTGGATCGTGGCATCAACGGGTCGCTCGCCCTCTC